AAAAATTCCAGTATCAAATACAGCTTTCAGCCCGTGCCTCTTGGCGTTAATCGCATCTTTACCGCCAGCAGCGTCAATAAATTTCCATACTTGTTCTACTTTGGGATCTTTATTCCACCACTTATACATACGTCCAGCAGTCCAACAACACGGCATAGCAAGTCCTTCTGCTGTAATAAACAAGCTGCCTTCATCTTTAACTTTACATATTATTTCGGTCTGATCATAGTAATTATCTATTGTACCATGCTTTTTTGCTACTTTGTCGTATTTTTTTAAAGCTGCATTTTGATACTGCTCTTCTGGTTTTCTTAATTCAGCAGTCTTATTTCCTTTACGATCTACTGCTTGGTGTGTTTCTTTTTTTTCGCTTTTTGCACTTATAAATCTACCAGTTTTCTTTGCAATAAATCTTTCAAAACCTATTTTTTCGCTAAGTGATTTAGCTTGATCTACTTGATGTTGATTATGTTCAAATATTAGAAAATCCCATCTACTACGGCCGCCTGCTTTTGTAAATGCTCGCATACTGCGTTCTACGTTATCCCATACTACCCCTTGACGGTATATATGATTAGTATCAGATAAACCGTCCACGCTAAAAATAACAGCGCCCATACGACCAAAAGTTTTTGCAAGTTCCTGCCACCATGTTTCATCCCTTGCACCTGCATTTGTATTCATTGATAGCCACATTTTAGAATTATGCTTTCTAAAATATTGAAATATTTCAAGTGTATCCCGTGCGACAATAGGGTCGCCCAAGTTACCACACATGTACATGGTGTTTAATTGTCGGATAAATTCTGGTTCAAAAATACGTTTGCAATCATCAAGTGTTAATTCGCTGAGATCAATATGTGGATTTATTGCGCCGCCGTTTTGGTTACGGTCACACATTGGGCAACTTGCTTGACAATTTTGTGTATTTTCTAAGTGTATGGTTCGTATATTTTCATACTTGTACATTAGTAGTGACCAAATCCCCAGTGTTTTTCTCTACATGACCAACAATCCTCACAAATCACTGACCAATCTTTTGTAAAAGTTTCGCAACTACGAGTTTCAGGTAGTAAACTATCTAATACACCTAAAGATTTATACAAATCACGTACACCACGTTTATCAATATTGATTAAAGGTCTAAATGATCTGCCCCCGTAACGTTGTGGCTTTTTATGATGTTTTTTTCGCTTTCGATCTTTATCGTAATTATGCTTGCCGTCATATAATTCAGGTGCTTTCTTTTTACTAGGATTTGCAGTTAATCCTACAAAATGAGCTTGTATTTTTCCTTGGTTATACAAATCAATTACTATGTCTCTCATATCTCCAATATAATTGTTTGCAGTGTCTGTTCTTATAGTGCCTATAAAATGCTCACCAAATTCAACACCTGTGAGTTCTGTAATTTTATTCATTACTCTTTTTGCATAAACTTCTTGAAATGGTTTATTTTCTGCTATGCAGCTTATCGGATGAATGACAGTATCAGGGCGTTCTTCTTTCACATAAATTGCAAGCATATAACAAACTATAGCACTATCAATACCGCCGCTAAGTTTAATACCTACTTTTTTAACAAATTTTGAAAATTCTATATTAATAATATCTTGTTTATTATAAAATTCCATTTTTATTCCAAAATCAACTTAATATCTTTTCCTGGTCCAATTTTACTAGGAAGGTCTCCATATGTATCTACATACCATTCAATAACTGCAATATACCAGTTATGACTATTGTGATGTGCTTTTTTATTAAACTTATGTATGTTATTATTAGTAGCTTGCATAGTGCTCAAAGCACGAGCACTTTCTTTTTGCAAATCTCTTACGCTTAGATTACTTATATCCAATTCTCATAAACCTTGTATAACCTTCTAAATTTAATTCATCTGAAAACAGTACATCCGACATTGGCGTTTGTGATTCAAACTGTTGTAAATTACTCGATCTATTAATATGCTCATCTATTTTCAAATCATTACTTTGTAATATTAACAACTTTCCTTGTGGCAATCTATCATACCATAAAGTAAAGTTTTCTATATGTTCACAGCTTGTATTAATAATTGTGTCCGGTCTTGCTTCTAAAGTTACTTCTCTATCTTCTTGTGCTGTTAAAGTTTTAAATTCAAAAAAGGAATAATCAATGTTATGTATATCCATTGTCTGTGCTTTAAACTTCCAATCGCCTGCTACTATATCTTTATTAAACAGTTCTGCAATTTTCCAGCAAGTAGGATCACTATCAAAGCTGTACATTTTAGTAAAATCTACACCATGCTCTCGTAATAGCGGCACAACTGTTGCATACCATCCAGCACATAAAAATACTACACCTAAGTTTTCTATTGCGTCTAATGACGACACTGTATTTGCTAACCATTTTTTACTTAATATTTGTCCTCGAGAGAAGCAATCAAAATTAAAATTTTCATTACCTTTTAATTTTTTCAAAGGCTCTACAAATAAGCTACTTGTGTATTTTTCTAATATACGCCATAACGCATGATAGTTGTTAGACAATAAACTAAATTCATCTTTTAAATCAGGCAATAACCTAGATAAACTGTATAAGTTATTCTCTAGTACAGCTTTCCGTAAGTCATCATTTTCTGTCAATTTAAAAATACTGGACAAATCATGATCGTTGTACATACGCCGTACATTTGAAATTTGTCCTTGATACAATATTTCAAATCTATCTAGTGTATCAATAATGTTCATAGACTTAGGTATAATTACACTGCTTTTAATTTGACTTTCTATACCTTCATCTAACGATACGACTGCTTCTTGCTCTGGGTATTCTATATTATCAAATGTATTGCTAGGAACAAACGCAACAGATTGAAACTTTGCGTGTAACCATTCAAAATCATTTATTTTCTTTAACTTTTCGGGATCTGTTTTATTACTTTTTCCGTAATTTCTACCTTCATTAGCACCTTTTAAAATCCAATCTTTCAAAGGTCCTTCAGCATGCGTACACCAAGTTTTAAGTCTTTCTTCGGTTTCATTATCTTTTTGACGGTCGATTACTTTGCTTGCTAACTTAACACATTCTCTAAAAGCACTACGCCAAGCACTAAATTCATCTACTGCAAAATTTGTTAAATTACTTACAGTTGGCATAGGCTTAAATTTAGAACTTATGCTTGTAGTCATATCAGTTTTTGATATATCCATATGTTCTGTAAGTGCACGTGGCAACAGCTTTACACCACCGTAGCCATACTCTAGACCGTTAATTGGGTTTCGACTTCTCCATACTTTTACATAGTCTTTTTCGTTTTCAGGAGTAATATAATCAAAGTTAAAATCATCAACAATAGTTGCGTCGCCGTCTACTACCCAAAACATATCAGAATTAACTTGTTTTGCAGCTTCTATGTGTGCTTGATGAATACCTTCTATACCGTGTACTCTTTTTGCTCTAGGAAAACGTTTTAACAATTCGTCATAGTTTTTATCTGCTTCGGGTTCATCGTAGGTTATCATTACTATATCATAATGGCTTTTTTCTGTTTTCAAATACTTATGGCCGATACGAGGCGGGTTAACGTACATGCTCTTAAACATTTTGCTTTGATCTTCGTTATATACATCTAACGGTACATCCATGCCGAGCTCATTTACTAAGTGTTCTCCAAGGATTTCCATTTCGTATAAAAGATCTTCTTCGCCCATTTTAGAATATGTGTCAGTCCACATCTTATTAACATATTCAAAATCACGGACATTAACATAATCCCAATCAGTGCAATTTGTAAGATAAGTGCCAAGGCGGGCACCATACATTGCCCATATACCATTATCTACATCTAATCCTACAGTTTGCCAAATACGTAATCTGTCCATGTTTTTCTTGTGTATTTTATGAAAATTAGCAAGATCTACTTTTTCACCTTCTCTTAGAGTCATTTTTACGCCTTCTCTAAATCCAGCACGCCATGCTTGATGCGGAGTTGCATTGTTGTATACTGTACTACATACTCTATCTATCTGGCAATATTCTACATCCCAGCAGAAGTCTACTTGAGCTTGGATATTATTTGGATCAGCTGACTCGTGTGTTTTCATATTTTCGATTATATGTTTTGGCCATGACTTGATGCCGCCGTTACCGTACACTAATCCATTAATTATATTTCGACCGCTCCAACTTACAACACTGTTTTCTAAGTCAACATGATCTTGAAAAACAAGTTCTTGATTTATAAAGTCGCCGTTGATTACATTATCAGCATCTACAATAATTAATCTTTCTGTATCAGATAATTTTGCACATGCTTTATGTGCAGCATCAGAACCTTCAACACCGTGCACCCGTTTTGCCCATGGTATTTTTTTAATTAAATCATTGTAATTTTTTTCTGCATTAGGCTCATCATAACTTAAAAAAATCACGTCATAATCAGCAGGTTTTAATATATTAGTCATTCTCAAAACTCATAGGTAAATTTTTCTTTGTATAGATACTTATTGGTACATTAATTTTATCTGAAATTTTTATTTCAATACAGCGCTTTTCAAGTAGCTCGTTTACGGACAAAGTTATAGTATCAAGTAAATTATGTGGTGAATTTTTTTCAGTTACATAAAAAACTATCCAACTGCTAGTAACAGATTCAATATCTGCTTGGTCCGTTAAAGTAATTTTTAAAATATTATCTACTTTTGTGATTATTATTGTACTATCTGCATTATTTTTTACATTCACAAAACTTTTATAGCTAACAGTAAAATTATCGATTGCTTTTTTTTCTACTAGGCAATATACATCATGTATTTTTTGAACTTGAAAACTGTGAAGATTAACTTTTCCTTCTACAAAATCTACATATTGCTGCTTACTTACTTCCAATAAATCTGAAGCGTTGTCATGAAAATTGATACATCCTAAAATAGTTCCTGTATTTTTGTCAAATTTTAGATAAAACATCAGTCATCTAGCCAATCTTTAATATCATCATTAATAAAATTATCTTCTACATAATGTAAAAATTGGTGTTGTTTATAATTATTAATAAAAATTCCATCAGCACTTGCATAGTACATCAAACTTTCAGTCCAACTTTGAATGTTTCGAACTCCTTGCAAAGGTGTTTTCATGTGAACTAGATTAAATTTATTTTTATCTAATTTAATATTGCATAATTTAACACACATTGCTGCGGCGACATCTATACTGCAAAATTCTTGTTTTTGCTTAGGAGTGAATATGTTAGCAAAATCATCAAAATTATCTACTATTAATTCTAAATTATCAAAAAAGTTATCATTTGTTTCATTTTTTTCAAAGTAAAAAAATGCACTGTAAATGTTAGGTAAATTATTTGCTAAAAATACTTTCCTATGCTTATAATCTTGGATGATCTTACGCCCTCTATGATTTACAATTTCTGTACTAAAATATAATTTAGTATCTTGTAACTCATCCCATATATTAGATAAATTACACAACACTAACACATCAGTATCAAAAACCATAGTACGATCATACGGTGTTAACTTGTAAATAAGTTTCCTATTATTAATCCTCCACTCATTAATTTCGGTTAAATCATTTTCAATTGGAATAATTTTATCAAACAAATGTATTTTTTCATCAGGCACTTTATCGTTAGTAATAATACTTATTTTTTCGTCTTTACTAAATTTTTTTATACTTTGGGCTAGATAGCAAGCTTGCAATACATAGTTAAATTTAGTATTATTTTGAGCTACTACACACACTCCTTTATTCATTTGCAAAGTCCTTGTCAATAATTTTATCTAACTCAAACTTATTCATTAAATGCACATTGGTATTTTTCATTACATGTAAATTATAATCACCTCTATTATTAGACAATACTTTAATAGTACTGTTGTCTATTGATAACGGTATGTCTACATCAAAGGAATTATACAGTGTATAAGGCAGGTCAACTACAGTTTTACTTTCAGTAAAACCATTTATAATATGTGCTGCAATACTAAATGCATAATCATTTCTAAATTTTGTACTTGTAACATTAAACAACGACCGATAGTAGCTCCAATTATCTCTTACAAAGCCTACTAAATCAAAAATATTTTTTGCTAAGTTGCTTTTTTTGAAGTATACTACCGTTGCCCAGTATAAAGGAATACTAGCCTTAGATACTCTACCTTGTTTAACTTGAGGTACTGTGTCTGCAAAGTCTTTATATGCTTTACCAATACATATATCATTGTTACTTTGAAAAAGATTTAATAAATTAGAATTAGCAATAATAAAATCTGTGTCAATTAACAATGTTTTATCGTAAGGGGTCAGTGTATAAGCATCTACTCTATTAGAATTATGCCACAGATCTCTTATCTTAAGTGATCCTTGCGTAAATGTACGATAATTCTCAAAATCGGGAGTATTTGTAACTACAATATTATCTACATACTTAGAATAAAACGGATATTTTTCAAAATTATCTGTATCGTTTGTAACAACAGTTACAGGTAATTTTAAATATCGTTTTACACGCTTGGCACAGTATATTGCTTGTTTTACATAGTCAACTGTTTCATTATTAATTGCAAACAATAATACTCCGCTAGACACTTTTGTTCCTAATTAAATCGACAATATTATCATAATCAGCTTTGTACTGTTTTAAAGCAACATTATAGGTATTCCAAACTATATGATAAAAGTCATACAAGTTAGTAACACAGATTGGTATATTATCGTTGTCAAGAAAGACTGCGTCTTCTTCATCTTTAGACAAAAACAAGCCTATTTGTCGCACTAATTCAGCATCAGCTGTGAAGGCGCCGCCGTTATAATACACTTGTAATTTTTCTAAAAACTTATCGTATATGTAAGCTTTTTGTCTGTTGATTGATTCTAAATTTTTACTAGCTTCTAAAGCTTTAACTAATCTTTGATCCATGCTACTATTATATAGTAAAAAATAACAAAGTCAAGAAATTAATAAAGTGCTAGAATAACTTGGAGTGAACCGCAAGCGTAAGGTTAGTATCTATTCTGCATTTACAATGAAGAAATGCTGGGCCTGACGACCTGCATCAGTTGTGCTTATGGTTGTAGATACAAATGCATCGCCAGCAGACGCCAACTTGTAAGCATAATCCATTTGATTAGACGAGCTGAGGGGCGCACCATCCACATGTGTCCAACCAGTACTCGGTGAGAAGGTTGGTACAGGGTTTTGGATTAAGCCAAAATTAGGTCTGCCAGTCAAGAAGTACATATAGATTCTACCACCCGGAGCATTTGTATCAGTCACTGAGCTAATTGTATCAGACAGAGCTGATGGGCCATCAGACTCTTGGAATTGTTCAAAAGAAAGAGATGTAATTGACTTATCTGGTCTGAACGCTACCATAACACCTGCTGACCTATCGGTATTGTTCCAGGTTACTGTCCACGAAGACGTAACACCATCCCAAACTCTGATCCATGTGACACCTTCGGGATACTCAATCCCACCCGTGCTTGCTCCTACTTTGGCCCATCCCGTTAAAGGATCGGAAATGGTATACTCACCTTCAGCAGCGCCGAGCTGCGAAGCGTCATTAGGAATGTTGTTATCTCCATCTATGAAACTAGTAGCAATCAGCAAATCGCCAGCCTGTGCACCTGCCGGAACAGTAAACGTTTTTGTCGTCGTGTCGGTCGTCGAGCGCTCATAGGAGGCAGCAACGTGAGTGAAGGATGTTACACTTGGTGTTACACTTGGCACCCCACTAGTTGCCGTAAATCCTACTGTGCTACCATTTGCACTAAATGTAGGCGTAGTTGCAGCAAAAGTACCCGTAGGTGTAATAACATCTACAGTAGTTGTAACTACTGTCTGTACATTTTCATCATTAAGAGGATCGCCTACATCCGCATCATAAAAATCTAAAAATATAGTATAGGTAGTATCATTAACTCGTCTAAATCTATATCTCACATAGTTTTCATTATAAACAGCATCGCCGCCATCTATATCGCTGGTAAACTTATATATTTCTGTATCAGGAGTACCGTTAGGTTTACTATCTAAAAAATACCACCCTTCGTACGATGCTAATTTAGTTGATCCTGCATACGCACTATTTGTATAGGTTATACTATCTGCAAATATATCAACCTGCTCTAAATTATTAACCATATTACGCCAGTCAATACTTTTTGCTTCTGAACCGGTATATGTAGCACTTGCAGTAATGCGCAAACTGCCACCTGTGTTAAAAAAAGCAAATTTATCATTTTCAGACGCAAAAACAATGTTAAAAACATGCTGATTATTACCATTCCAGCCAGCAGCTAGTGTACCGGTAGTAACTGTTGTTAAACTTGTATTTGTACTATCAACAGTAAATCTATCACCATAATTTGTATTATGAGCCGCGGCTATTGCATTATATTTTGCTGCGGTTATTTTTTCAGTTGATGTTAGTGTTGGAAGACTGCCAACAGTGCCAGTTCTATGTCCTGTAACCAAGTTAACAATATTAGAAACTGTGTTCCAATCATCAGCAGTAATTTTATCGACATTAGTTACAGTGCTACCTTGTGTTATAGATGAGCCATAACCTTGGATAGTTCCTTCTGTGCCATCATTTACATATGATCCACTAGGTGTATCTATTATTGCATTTACTTCATTAACTAGATCGTTATATTTTGTTGCTGTAATACTATTTGTAGTTGCTACTGATGTTACTGTGCCCATTTTTTATGCCAATACTAAAGTGTTACTGGGTCCTTCAGAAAATACAGGCACCGGCAAACTTATATAATCTCCGCTAGGGGTTTCCACAAACACATTACTATTAATATTTGTTCTTACGTCTTCATCTACACCACTGCCGGGATTAGCTCCTGGGTCGCCAGTATCAGCATCATTAAAGGTCACTGTAAATCTATAACGTGTCTCAGAAATTTTTTCTACTTCAATTTCGTAATAGTTTTCGTCATAATTAGGGAAACCAGATACATCTCCAGCATTCAAAGTGTAGAGTTTTGTAAGTGTATTCAAAGGTAATGCATCTATTGCCCACCATCCAGCATAAGTAACACCGCTGCCATTAGTTTGTGCTATTTTAATAGTGCCTAATCCGCTACTTGTAATACTAAGATTTTTAATTTCAACTGTGCCTATACTTGCCACAATATTAGCCCAATCTGTATCTTTATCTTCGGGACTATTAGGAAGAGATGCACTCCCGCTTAATCTAAGCACGCCGCCTGCGTTAAAAAAGCCTTTTTTGTGATTTTCACTTTCCCAAACCATATCAAACACATGTGTTTGAATTCCGTTCCACGGTGTCGGTATACTTCCAATACTAGCATTACTTAGGCTTTTCTGACTAGGATGACAGGTATTTCTATTGTTTGTATTTTGTAATTGAACTGCTTCCCAAGTATTATATATGTCCGCATCAACTGTATCATTATTAGACAATACAGGCATAGCTAGATCACCAGTTGGTTCATTACCATTGATATGCACATATGCTCTTATAATGTCCTGTCTTAATAGATTCCAGTCTGCTGCTGTTATTAATTCTTCAGCAACTACCGGTACTGCATTTAGCGGGTTAAAGTAACCCGCTGTAGTACCTATAGTATTAATACTCCAGGATCCTGTAGGAGTTCCGATAATTCTTACAACTTTTGCTCTAAGATCTTCAAACTCAGCTGCTCCAATAATATCACCGACTTCAACTGCCACAATAATTCCTTACACCATTAAAAAACATTCAACAAGCTTTTCGTCAGTATTTATATTTGTTTCTAACGCTATGCCTACAAGATGAAACTTTTGTTCTACACTTGCACAGCCATTATTGCAAGCCCAAACTCGATCACCCTTATTTACAGGCCCTTTGACTTTTACAGGCACACGGCCTTTAAGTGCAATTGCTTGTCCTTCAGCTTCGGCATTCATCAACAGTGCTGGTTTCTCAGAAATAACTCCTATAGCTGCAAAAGAATTTTCAGTATATTCTCTAGTTTCTGTATCTTCATACGTGCTCACCGTCATTACGGTCCCTACTGCATAATCTTTGTCTGTTGTATAAACTTCAGCTAAGTCAGCATATTTTGCTTTAGTAGCTGTGCCTTGGAATAGCACTGCATTTAAATTGCCGCCTGCATCACGTATAGCAACTGTATTTCCAGTACCAGTTGCTGCTGTATCAACGCTACCTGGATATACTGTACCACCAACTCTTAATCCCAGTGCATCGCTAGCAGTACCAATAAAGTTACTTGCATACATATCAATATACGGACTTGCTGCACTACCTACATTAACACTTTGGCCTGTCCCCGGTAATAGTTCTCCAGCTTTTGCTTGTATAACATCAACATCTGCGCCACCACCGCTTTTCACACGCAACTTTGTTACTAAGCCTTGTTGATTTTGTATAACTGCTTCATTACCATTTTCTATGAAAATCTGTAAATCTTTACTAGCACCTATTGCTATACCACCGTCATTGTTAACATCAACTGCTTCTTGTAATTGAGTTGTAATTCCAGGAATTTCTTTAATGTGATATTGTGCTAATACGCCTCCTAGCATTTCTGCGTTACGTACTGTGCCCCAGAATATATGATCACTAGAAGTTACTCCTGGGCCGTAAGCATCGCCGGCAGGATCAGTAGTTGTAGTATTAATCTGAGTCATGCCTGGGAATACATTATCAAATCCCGGATAAGCATTTACAGCTTGATCAATTGTGTATTCGTTGTCGTTACTTACAATATACACTGTAACATCATTAATTACAGCAATAATTGCTTGGTGATTAATTCCCAGTGTATCACGGATTAACACACTCTTCCAAAGAGTTTCACCTTCGCCTGCATCTTGTGGACCAATTAAAATAAATTCATTACCGGTGTACGCATATAACTGCAAATCATCATTATCCCACCAAAGGTCACCTTCTAATAGCCCTACTGGCGGTTCTGGTGCAACTTCTGTACCACCGGTGTTTCTCCAGCGAACACCGTTCCAATATTTTAAGCGTCCGGAACCAGCATCGTACCAAACTTGTCCAGTTAGTTTTCGTGGTGGTTGATTTGCGCCTGCAAAATTTTCAAGTAGAAATACAAAGTTTTCATTTTGTATTTCACCGTAACCTGCATAGTTACGTCCTACTAGTTTGAGATCCGTAGTCTGATCAATAGTGCCGTCTTCGACAACTGTTAATACATCATTGTCATAGGTATTAATTGTATATGCCATGCTTGCTTAACCTCTCAGTTACAAGTATTTAGCCTAATTTATAAGATTTTACAATGCAGCAATTCTAGCTTGGAAATCTGCAAAGTCGGTGCTTGCTGCAACTTCAGTTTGCAGCACAGATAAACTAATATATCCGGGAATTATTCCATTTACCGCATCTACTAGTAATGTAGAATCGTCTGCAAATACGCTTCCTTTAAAATCACTTACTACTTCGGTAGCTGTAATAGTACCAATCACGTCTAATTCTGTAGACGGTGTGCTATTAAAAATACCAATTCTGCTTTCACTACTATCTATATATAAAGCATCAACTCGTGTTGTATCGTCGAGAACTCTTATTACAAAATCATTGTTTTGTCTTTCTATATCTAAAACAGTATTTGTTGTGGAAGTGTCAACTTTTAATGTGCCATACTTTGAATCTTGATATCCAATAGATAACCCGCTTGTACCTTTTACAAATAATCCTGATTCTATGTTTTGATCAACTAAGACATTTTCGCTATCTCTTTGATTATTTCTAACAAAATTACTTGGAGAATAATTGTTACCATCTGCACCAACAAGTGTGTCTGTTGAAAGTGCTGTTCCCCTAAATTTATAATTATCAACATCTGTAGGATTAAAACCAACCTTGATTGGTGTACTTGCTGGATATAATGATATACCAACAGTGTTAATTGGTGTAAACTCTTCTCTACTAGATATACCTACTAAAAAGCCATTTACATAATGAGCTTGAACTGTTTTTGGTACACCAACTGTATCAGTTAATGTTATTGCTTCAGTACCAGTTTTTCCTTGTGCTTTGGTATAGCTAGGTCCTACAGTAATATATTCGTCACCGTTATAAAATTTCAATTGATCTACGCTAGTATCAATAAAAATATCACCAATATCAGCGTTACTTGCTACAGGTCCTATTATATTGCCGTTTGCAGTAACAAAATTTTCACCATTATATACAAGTAATCTACCTTGTGCAATATCAAACCATATTTGACCTAATAATGCATTCTCAGGTGCAGTAGTAGAAGCAAAATTTTCTAGTAGTTTAACAAAATTTTCGTTTAGTGCTTCGCCAAAGTTGGTGTAATTTTGCCCTATTAGTGCTAGATCAGTTGATGTAGTATCTAATACACCATCTATTAGATCTGTTAATATATCGCCGTTAGTTTTATTAATCCTATAACTCATTAATTAACTCCTGTATAGATGATGTAGCTCATTGTTAAATGCGGATTCGTAACATCTAATGGTTGTCCTGTTGTAGGATTAAGCACGCCGCCACTAGATGCAATTCTCTCGCTTGTATCACTTAAGGCAACTTCAAACGATCCACTTGACACTCCACTAGGTGTTGGCGTTTCTTGTATTTCCCTATAGGCATAGAACTGCTGTCCGGTGCTGGACTTTAAATCATGTTCGTGTTCGGGTAAATTTTCCACATCGATAGTAACTTCTTCATTACCACCTACTGCTGCTATTGTCTGCGCACTAGCTCCTGTTACTCTATTGGTATCTGCAGATGGTGTTGTACTGCCCATATTATACGCACCTAAAGGCAATCTACCTCGTAAATCTGGTAAAACAAAAGTTCCTTCAGTTGATGTTGGATTTCCAAGACCATCAACTGGTGTATAAGTATATCCTATAACATTAAACAGCAGTGAATATATGTTAATATCTAATTCTGCTCCATTACACCAAGCCCATCCTAAAGGCACTGCACTTGTAGGCCATATCATCATTCCGCCTACTGGAACAACGCCGGGAATATTACTTAAAAAAGTTTGTCTTGTAATTCTTTTAAGACCAGTGTTTAATCCGTCTAGTCTTTCTACAAGAATTTGATCAGAATTAAATGTTTCTGTTGTTAAGTCTTTGGTATTAATTACTGTAGGTGCAATGGTCAAATTAAATGTTTTTGTAGTACCTGTGCTACCATCAAAATCATTAGAAACTGTTTCTACGTCTCCAGTAAACTGAAATACTGTGCTATTTGTTAATCTCGATGCAGTGCCTGCATTACCACTTACTGATCCAAAAACATTCCCTTGCACATTACCTACAAAACTAGAAGCATAAATGTTTTTGAATTTTAAATCTGCTCTACCTATGTTGCGGGCACTGTCTAAGTCTGGTATAATTAAATCATTTCTTGCATCATTTTCTGGAATGTCTAGATTACCAATTACTAAGCCTTCTTTAAATGTTGCGCCGCCACCTACATTTAAATTTCCTGATATACCTGCACCGCCGGTGATTACAAGTGACCCAGTTTGAAAATCGTTTGATTCAACACCGCCTGCACCTTTTATATTACCTGTAGCAGTAATATTTCCATCTACGTCTAGTGCTTCTTCAGGTGCTTGATTATTGATGCCTACTTTTTGATCACTTGCTAAACTTAGTACAGTTTTTGTTTGTCCAGATTGTCTAAGTCTAAAATCAATATTACCGTTTTGAACACTGTTACTAATAACTCCATTAATATTATCAATTGAGAACGATATTTCATTATTTACACCTAATTTTAAAGCATCTGCATTACGTATACGCAAGGGGTATTGTGTTGTACTTTCAACATCGCTTCTTAAAAAATTGCCTGCGCTTACTACTTTGTCGCCTACAATTAAATTTTCTGCTTTTTCTGCTACGCCATGATATTTTACTAAGTTTTCATATTGATCAGGATTTACTAGTGCATCTGGTTGAGTCACTGCAAGGTTTATGCCTGGCTTTATTTCTTTTCCTATAAATCCAGGTATAGTTTGTTTTGGAGTAAATGTTTGGTTAGATACAATTGCAATAGCATTTTGCTCTACTTCTAAAACAACTACATTATATTCATTATTATCTGTTGCTACAATTTGCTTTACAGTAGCTCCTGTAGTTAATCCATCACTAAATTCAGGACCTACTAAAATCCAATTGTTACCATTAAACAAATACAATTGTTGTGAGCTTTGATCAACCCACAAATCGCCGTCGACACTATCAGCAACTTCTGGCCTTGTTAAGCTTTTTTGCAATCCGCCTGCACTTGAAAATTTCGTTCCGTCATAAACTTTAAGTTGCTCTGCATTATTATCGTACCATACTTGACCTTCTATTGGATTTATAGGTTCTACAGGACTAGCAAAATTTTCAAGTAATCTAATTAAATTTTCTGCAATAACTTGCCCGTATCCAAGAGAATTTTTACCAGGTAGTTTTAAACTGGTTTCTGTATTGATAGTATTATCTTCTATCTCTATTGGATTTTTAGTTGTATTGTCTGAGAACTCTATAGTGTAGGCCATTTTTATTCCTCATTAAACCCAGTTAGACTTTGAATTCTAACTGTGTAATCTATTTGAATTAATCTATTAAGACTCTTTTGCACTGGATGAAAAATTACATGAGTAAGCAATCTACCTTCACCGTTTGGATCATACGCTACTAATCCAAGCTCGTCAAATATAAATATTCCGTCTGTAGTTTGTGAATTATCAAAGGCATCTTGACCTTCTGGTTCACTGTAATCTAAAAGACATGACACAAACACATCAGTATAGTTAGTACCGCTTACGTGTCTAGTTTCAATTTTATTTCTAAACGGATCTACGTTTTCAACACTGTTATCGTCGACAATTTTGCTGTAAGTTTGATTATACAAACTTGCATTAGTGCCAGTGCTGTTAGGAGTCAAGTAAGTAATAATGCCTGTTGGGTCAACACTTGTTCCACCATTACCAAATGCCATTTGATATATAAAACCGCTGCTTGAATTACCTATACTTTCTGCTAAACTTATACTCATGTTTTCATAATGTATAGCATTGCGTTTATTAATTAATACTTCGCCAGAGTCAGGATCATGTATTTTTATATGACCTTCAATATGCACTCCGTTATAATCTTTCATTGCGTCGTTCATTTTTATATCCTAATAATTATATTTATCTGACCTTTTAGGCAGATACATTTTGTAAAAACACTGCTGCCGGCGTAGCACTATCTTTTAAACTTTTACCTGATTCATACCAAGACATTCCCTTCTTGCGAATTACTAGAATTTTAACATTTTCAGGTGGTGTATTTTTTAACACTAATTTAGTATCATCTACTATAGTAAAATCAGGCTCTAAAGTTATGTCGCCTTCTGGTGAATCTTGATCAATAGGTTGTATTACATTTCCTTGGTCATCTGTATATTCGAATCTATAACTAGCAATAGAATTTTTACGTAATCTAGACCCTGCTACAAAAACTTCAAACTCTGACTCACTTGTTGGCGTAAAGTCTAATTCATACTCGCTAGATGTTCCGTCAGCAGTAAAGATTGTAGTGTACGTTTCGTCTTTATAAGGAATTTTATGCTCATCATTTATATATAAAACCTCTGTAGATTTTTCATGCATCATAGGAGCGCCGGTTCCTAATGTTCCTCTTCTTAACTGAGATATCACATTACCATCTCTTACATAATATTCAATTCTTTCTCCGTTTATCCATATTATTCCCGGCTTATCATTTACGCCCGGTGATGGAAGATTATCTGCATTTTTTAGAGTAAGCTTTTTATCATACCAATATAAATCGTCAGCTAAAGTATATTCTTGATTATTAGTAATTGCGTAGAATCGTGTCCTATTTAAAATATCTTTAAACTGTATCCACGAAAGTTCACTTTGTACAGGGCCAGCCGCAAAGTGTATAACTAAAAATTCATCGCCTAAATCTACATCGGTAATAATTTCTATTACTTTTTTGCTAGAGTCTATTACATAATCAACATTTGGCGTCAGTAATTGCTTATTTCTCGATAGCCAAACATACTGTGCGTCAACAGTTTCTGTTGTAAGATTAATTTTTTTGTTTATTATGTTGGAAATTTTTCTCCATTCTTTTGTATTTTCTTGTAACCCAGACAATGATTTAACTGTGATTCTATCTCTAATCAAACCTTGATGCGTAGCATTGTTAAATCTATAAATTTTAATTTTTGCATTCTCAGCATATATTGTGTAAAATGTAATAGTATTATTATCTACTATAAATTCTTCATTTACAAAATTACCAAACTGATATTCTGCATTATGTCTTACATATACCTTTAAATCCTGCCCTGCATTAAAACTTACAACATTGTTGTCTAAAATTACAGCAGCTCTGTCTGAATCCCAATCATAGTCTTGCAAGTATTGTAATTTTGTGTCATCTATATATACCTCAACTGTATAACCAGGTATATTGCCTAAATCAACTTGCTCTTTATTTAAAGAATATTCAAAAACATTTGCTGTCAAATTAAAGGTTTCGTAATATCCTGGATCTAAGACTTGATCGTTTACAGTGACTACTACTTGCCATTCGTTTAGAGATCCAGTTTGACCTTCTTGAACTTCATACTGTGTAGAACTACCATCTGCTGTTAAGTTTTCTATAGACAACTGACTGTAGTTTATATGATCACTAGTATTGTATATGTTATACTGTATTTCAGCATTTTCTTGTATCGAATCTGCAAATTCAACAACCGTGTTACCTGCGTCGTCGTTTACAAGCTGATGTTCTTTTTCTATGCCATCTACTGATACAATACTTTGTAAATTTTCTTTGTAAGGCACACTTGTTATTATACTTAGTGTACTACCGTCACTTATTAATGATTCCGAAGCTAAAATATCGTTGCCGCCTACAGAGAAATTACTTATAGATATAATATCTCCATTTGCAGGTGCAGTGTTAAATTCTATGCTTGAATTATTAAAATCTACAGTAAACTCTGCTGTGTCAACTATATCTCCGTTTAATCTTGCAATAATCTGATTATTTAAAAATACATCTGCATTTACTTTGTAAATTTTTGTACTTCCGTCGCCGTAATAAGTGTCTGACGATATTACGCTAGAACCGCCTTGAGCTTTTTGTGTTACCTTGATGTTTAAGGTGTCTAGTACTTGTCCAGGTACATGTTCTTCTACTCTTCCGCTTGTATTAGGAGTTACAAAATTATCTCCGTCTATTGTAATATCATTTGCTAATAAACCCTGAGCATTACCATATGTTAAATTACCGCCAGATAAGTTTGTATCAATACTGTCAGGCATAGGAGCAAATGTACCGTCACTCGAAGTTTTTCTAATTACAAGCACATCGCCTTGTACTACTTTTATTTCTGCATAATTAGCAGATCCTGGCATTCTAAACTCATCTAGATATAATGTTTGTGTTAAGCCATCGCCAATTAACGATTCCATAATAGCATTAGGGTTATCTACAATAGTAGACCCGTCGTATGCTGGATCATCTAATCTTGTGTTGTTCAAGTATACGTTATAGACTGTATTTGCTTCTAATGGTGAACTTAATGTAATCTGTGTGGTAGAACCATCAAAAGTAAATATTTCATCTTCGTTTGTATCTACATAAGAATCCCAAGTACTGTTAAACCATACATCATTGTCCCAGCCCTTAATGTTATCAAACTCTAAACCTTTAACTTCAACACCGCCGTAGTCTACACCAGACATAAGTTGTGATAGTTCTTTTCCTAGTCCCTCTGTTTGAGGTAGGTACAGTTTACCTATTCTATCAGCAGCATTTAATAGTTCTATAGATTTAGAGTACTCAATTCTTACTTCCGAGCCTTGACTTAATGCATTGTTTGTAGTAATTCTTCCTAAATATCTCAGATAGCTTTTTGTTTTATCTTCGATATTTTCGTATGTATAGTCACCAAGTAATAATTCTATATCATTTACATACACTTTAATTTTGTCAGTGCGTGTGTCTAATGGCCATTTTAAGGTGTATTGAGTTGAAGTTCCGCTAGCAACAAAAGATTCAGTAGACTCTAAAACACTTACAACAAAATTATTTGTTATTCTATCAAATTTCATTTTATTTGTAAGAGATCTTGTCTTACTATTTCCTATTTCGACACTTATTCTTGCAGGTGTGCCAGTATCGGTTATATTAGAAATAATCTCAACTTCGGGTACTGAAAAATACCCTTTGCCTGGATTTATTATTTCACATTTTTTTAACTTGCCATTTGTTCCAATGTACGTTTTAATTTCTGCACCAGTGCCTGACTCACTTGTTAAATTTATAATAGGCGGCGTTCTATAACCACTGCCCGGATCTATAATATTAACTGCTGTTATTTCAAAACTTGCATTGTCTAACCAAATTTTATTAGGATAATCTTCGACAAATCTAGACTCTACTTCTATTTGATCGTTAATGAATTTTGTTTTAGGAACAACAATTCTATTCAACTCATCATCATAGATTACTCTTAAATCAAAGTCTGTAGTAAGAGCTCTTGCTGGTTCTACTCTATCATAGATACTTAAATATTCTCTTATTTTAGTCTTATAAGGCTTTACTTCTTCTATATAATTTTCATAGCTAGGCAAATTATCATTATTGAAAGTAAGATCTTTTCTTAATTTTCCAACATTATGCTTTGCTTTTATAAAACTTGTTTTAAATAACCAGTCTGCATTATTTTGCTCTGACAGCAGATATCTAATACTAGCAAAAAATAGTTTATTATATTCATTTAACAAGTCATTTACAAACAAGTTATTCTTAATTGCATAAAGAATTATTCTAAGTTCAAAAATTGGTAAGAAATCATATAGCTTAATATCAAAACTATTACTATCGTAACCAAACGGTAAAGGTTTGTAAAGCCTTTCTGAAAATTCTATAGTTCCATTTTGTCTACCAATAGTTTCGTAATCTATTGTGTAATCTAAATTATTAGTTGTGTTTACTCTGCGTAGGAGTAACCAGCCGCCTGTTCCAACATTTTTAATTTTTACTGTTTGATCAAAATTAATATTAGCTGTATAAATGTCATGTGTTGTTTCAACAATATGGTTTATTTCTGTATTTTGATTATAACCTTCGGCGTACCAATCTATATAATTCCAGTACAATGTAGTATCAAACTTTTGAGTAATTGCTCTAGTCCATACTTGGAACACAGTGTCTCTTTCGTAAATGGCCCATTTAGTATTGATATTAGAGTCAGAGTTTACTAATACTCTATAACTACGAACAGTAGCAATAGTATCTTGATCATAATTCTGTCCTGCGTTCTCTATCACTACAGAACTTAATTTACCTATACTATCAATAGTAGTAGAAATTACAGCACCCGAGCCTTGCCCTATTACTTCTACCGAAGGTGCTACTTTGTATCCGCGCCCTTTTGATACTATATCTACTCTAGAAACTTTTCCGTTTTCAATAACTAAAGAAAGTTTTGCTTGTGTAAACTTTTCTACATTGATGTCTGTTAAATCATCATACGTATCTACAACTTCGTCGTAAGCTTGTTGTTCGCTTGTAGGTGACGGATCTGCATCAAATAAAGGCGTTAAATCTTTATCATCTACAATGAGATTTTGTTTTAGCACATAATTTGTACGCTCAACAACTTGTTTCAAAGCTTCAATTCTGTTTTCAAACCAAGTTTGTCTAGGTGTGAAAAGGTTTCCGTATCTGTACTTAATAGGAACCCTTGGGTCCGGTACTGGTCTTTGGAAATCATCGTAACCAATTAAACTATCGTACCATTTTAAGATAATATCATCATTAGGTTGACTTGATCCTAAATTTTCTGTTGTGATTTGATATTGCAAGTGTGAATTGTTATCTTCATTTCCAACCTTAAAAGTTTGCACACTTAATACTATATTATCATCGGTCAAATATTGCTTTACATTGTTCAGTAAGAATGAATTACCGTTTAAGAAAGAAACAAATTCTATGCCTGCGTTTACAGGGTTACTAATAATAGAAGCTATTTGAGAAATACTGATATTTCTACCCTCAACATTAGGTACAGTATTTTTGTTTTTTACCCAAAAGTAATATCTTGGTACAAATTGTTCTGACACAACATCATATTTTTGTTTCACAACATATGCTCTATTACCATATAAGCTAAATCCGCCTGATATTAATCCTTCTTGAACTACAGAATCATATTCAGACGGAGTTAATCTACTTTCTACCCATTCGTAAACATCAATACTGCTATTGTCAACTAATGTGTTTTGAGTTTGAGAGTTATATATTACATCATTTTGATATGTATTTAAAAATGAAGCATTATTAATATTCCACCATACTTTGCCTACATACTCTTCTGCCCAGGGCGAGCCACTATCAAAAATTACATCTTCACCTTCGTCAGAGCTACTACTAGTTGATACTATATTGTAACTAGCTGGATCATCTGGTGTTTTAAAGGATATTTCTTGCTCTGCAACTCCGGCTATTTTTCCTTGAATAATATCAATGTAGTCTAAATTTCTAATAACTTCATCTGTTTTTCTATTATACAAAAATACTTTTTTAATCTTACTAAGGTCAACTGTTTCTTCAAGAGTTCTTACGTTTAACCACATTGTATTAGTTGTAGTATCTGTAAGTTTAAAATTATAGATTTGTCCTATACTATCATTTCTAAATATCGAAGTTGCATATATGTTATTGTTTTTTAGAACAATTTTAGAACCAAAATTTTCAATGTCATTATCTGGAGCACTTAAGATTTGCGCTAATAGGAATTCATCATCTATATTATCATAAATGTAAACTTTTCCTTGATTTGCATTTGTATATGCAAATCGTGTAAAGCCGTAATCAAACGTTGTGTTATTATTGTCATATGTTGTATCAATAATTGATTCGCTATTTTTTGCGCTAATTAGTAATTTTTCACCGTCGAAATCAATTTCTGTGCCAAATTGTTCATTTTTGTCATAATTTTGATTCTCAAGAACAGACAGTAATTCAAAAGAGCCGTTAATTTGCTTATAAATTACAACTCGACCTTCATTTTTTCTAACTGTATCTTTTAAGGGTTCGTTAATAGCAATGTATAAGCCAGAACCACTAATTGCTACCCGTGTACCTAAACCGGAAGTTGTGCTATCTAACTGATTAGTACTATCGTCACCAGTTATTATAGTTTGACTTAACTGATATAGCCCGTTGATATTTCTGTAGACTACAATTTTAGACGGTTTATCTAAATATGTTGCTCTTGCTACAAGTACATCTCCATTTTTCGATACGTCAAATGTAGATCCGAATGTCTCTAGTAGTTCTTGATCTAAAATAGTAGAGTAATCTACTGAATCATTTATAACTACAGTTCCTGTATTGTTAGGTATATGTCCTACATAGTCTATGTATTCAGATTTCTCTGTCCAATTAGCAATATTAAATACACCAGGCACTAGATTTGTTTTTGCTTCATACAAAGTGCCATCAGGGTCATCAAGATAAATTATATCACCTGTTCTATAATTAAGTGTTTCGTCAAAAGCACCTTTGTATTTCTTAAATTTAGCTAGGTCCCAAGAATAATCAACTCCGTCTATAGTACCATTATTAACAAAATATATTTTACCAGGTAATACAATGCTCTCGTCACCTTTCGCTGCAACAAATGCTTTTTGATTACTACCATCTATTCGTAAAGTTACCTGAGATCCTAAATGTCTATTACTTTGTCTATCCGGTGTTGTAAAGTTACCTATCAGTTCGTGGCCCTGCCCTAAACTCTTATATACAGAATACATTCCTTCATTTGTAAAATTACTTGCTTCTCCGTTTACATCAGCTGGAATGTTAAATATCTCTTTCCAATTGTTGTTAATAATACTAGGTGGTTCATTTGTAATAGGTGCACCTAAAATTTGTCTATTTGTATACAACCAATATTCTGCATCTATTAATTCGTTTTGACCTGTATACTGTATCTCCAAACTATTGTCAAGTTCTATGCTTACTGTATTTTTAAAAACTAATAAGTCGCCTATTCCTTGAGCTGAATTCCCTAAACTTACAGCATTTATATTTCCTATTTCTCTATCTATTTGATAAATCGAGCTAGGGTCGCTAGGTATTGCTAAAAATTCTATAGCTGCTAAGTCACCATAATCAAATCCTTTGCTCCAAGTGCCTGTTGTATTTTTTACAAATATTTTTACATTTATGCCATTACGTTCTATGAATGCAACTTCTGCTGTTGCTCCAGTAGTTTTATCTCTTACTGTTTGGCCAATTTTAGGTTGATAAGGTTCGCCGTTAGTCTGGAATTTTGTAAATTCAAAACTAATGTACCCATTCCAAATGTCAACAATATTGTGTTCTCTATTAATTTGTCCCAGAGTTAATCCAATATTAGTAATAGGGTTTGGTACCCCTAACGTGTAATTAGGAATTTGATTTACATATATGTAAACGTCATCGCCTATAGATAAAGTGTCTGAAAATGCAGACGGTGCTCTAACAGCAAATTTTGTATTTAAAATTTCTCCATTTACATTATCAGCATTAGGAAAACCTTCATAGCTAAAAGTTTTAATGTAAGAATTTACATTATTTTCACTGTCTATTATTGTAGTATTAGTATCATATATGTTGTGATAATCATTAATGTAAGTAGAATCTTCACTTATGTCAAGGTATATTAATCCTCGACCTTCGTCTGTCAATGTAGAACCATTTGTAACTGTATATGTTGGTGTTTCGATAAACCAAAAACCGCCGTACACAATTCTATCTGCGTCTAGTTGTTTTACAAAATCTCCTACAAATTCACCAGTATTAAGTAAAAACAAAGATGCAGTAGTATTAAATGTACCAACAGTATCTTTTAGATATACTATATATTTGTCTTCGTCGTTCTTGTGAACATACGCAACTGTACCTGCGCCAGTTGAAGACTGCACTGCATCGCCTACTTGTGGAATAGTGATAATACTTGCAAAATATAATGTTGTATCAATTGCTTCCCTAATTATATGTTGAGATTCAAAAAATGCTTCGTCTATTCCATTATATTCTAAATTAAATGGATTTGTTGGCACTAGCGTTTCTTGATCTTGATAGGTTTTTGTAAGTGTGTTCCATGCAAATTTTGCTTGATATGAATCAGCATTACGAGTATTATCGTATAAAGTTTTAGGCACTCTTACAAGTATATGATTTACATCTCCTGTAAATGCAGGTATACTAGTACCAGTACGCAGTGCATAATTTCCTACATTCAGTATAGAATAAGTTTCTGTTCTGTTTTCTTGATTTGAATCAATAATACCTTGAGTAACACTGCTAAAAGTATTAAACAAATTTCCGTCGAGCGCTGGAATTAGATCAAATTTTGATTCCCATAATCTATCTTTATATTTTACAATATCGCCCTCGGAGTATGATACCGACGTTGAAAACGCATCTTTGTATTTGGTTTTTACATTAGATGCTGTAGGCGAACCTACAATTATATGAGGTCCTTTTATATCTACACTAGAACCAAATTTTAAATTATTACCAATGCCAGTATCTGGCTCTAATACATCATTTAAAGTCCAAGACGAAGAAGCAGATTTTCTACTGTAAACCCAAACTTTTCCTTGTTCATTTTCAGGATCACCTATTACTAAAATATTATTATTATCGTTTACTGCAATACTATCACCAAATGTTCCACTAAATGTTGTTTCGGTATCACTAGGTCCGTTTACTTTTTCTAACAAATCAAATTGATTACTATTTTTGAGTACTCGCCAATTATCAGATTCGGCAAAATTATCAATCCAAATACGCATATTGTCATCAAAAGATTTCTGTAATGTTTGATTAGCCTCGCTCACATCTGTAAATCTTACCTTCTCTAACTTTGTAATATTTGCTGTTACATTAGAACCCGAAGGAAGTTGTTTTGTAAATTTTACATATAATGTGTCATTTTCTTTTCTTGTAACCTGTCCGAAATAATTAACTGATGAATTATATACTGACTCATTTAAAGTAACTGAACTGTCCGCAAGATTTCCGCCTTGATCAGTATTAGGTGCATAAAAATTGTTTATACCTATAATATCATTTACTTGTATATCGCCAACTGGTTGTTTAAATTGTATTTCTGCAACATAAAAAGTAAGTGCTTTAGATTCTGTAAAAGCGCCTAAATCGCCAAATAATGATTCAGCTATTGCTTGATCCGATAATCTATTTGCTTGTTGTATTTTTGCTTGAGTGTCGAGATATTGTTGATAAAGAAAATCAGACTGTTCTCGATCAATAATGTTAACTATTTCTTCTAATGTTAAAGTTTCAGTAGACACATTTATAATTTCATAGTCGTTGATAGCTTTGACTTGTAAATCTGTTTTTACATGTCTGTATACATTCCAATCTTCAGTTTTATCACCAAATATCCAAAGATATTCATTATTTCCTAAAACATTTGTTCCTACTCCTATTATGTCAGACAGATTTGATAAACCTGCTTTTACATCTTCTTTGTGAACATACCCAGCTGTGTTCACATAGCTAGTAAATTGTTTTTTAGTAGGAAACGGATTATTAATGTTTTCTGAAGGAACATATACATCATAAGTTGGAATGTTATACGTTGTGTCACCGTTCGTATTTTCATCAGCAATTTGTATTAATTGCGGATTAACAATAAACTTTGCTTCGTCTAGTTTAACTTCAAATTCATCAAAAGTTGCCGAAGCACCGTATACACCATCTCTAATTGCCCATTCTTCATAAAATTCCAAACTGTCTTTATCTTCACTTGCTAACGCATCAAACAATTTAGAAAAAGCATTTTGAGTTCCTTTTTCGAGAATCATGCCTTGATAAAACTTATATTGACTTACATCGTCAGCTATAATATTTTCAAGGTAATCTCTTTTTTGATATCCTATTAGATGTTGAGCAAATTTTTGCTGCTCGGTATCAAAATTATCACTATCTAGATCATAAAAATCACCAAATTGATTAACTTTATATTCAAAATTAGGTAACAATCCTTGTTTTGGTTTTTCGTTTAGCGCAATCCAATTAGAAGCATTAAAAAATTCTGTACCAAGAATTTTTTTATCCGCAACATAAAATTTTTGTTCATATTGAATAAGGTCGCCTACATCATATGATTTATTTGATTCCCACTGTTCGTAATCTGCATCTTGGAAAACAAAACCTGGAATGTTAGCACTACCGTTCCACTCATCAGTACTATAGCCTAATATTTTTATTCTCTCTTGTCTATAACCAGGTATGAGATCAAAAATTACGTCACTAAACACAGTTTTATTATTCAATAAAATTACATGCTCTTTTTGAATTAAAGGTAATTCTACATGATAAATTCCTTCTCCTGTGTCTTCGTCGTTTACATATAATGTATATTCTGAATCACTTCTGCCTACTGAAGATAAATTTATTTCAAGTATATTTCCATTAGCATTATACAATGTATTTCCATTAGGGCCGTTATAAATATCGCCAACTACAGCATAAGGATTTTGGAATTGTAAATAATTAGATCCCGGACTTAAAGAGATTAAGCTGCCTTCGTCTAGTTCAAATAACGTCCAGAACAAAAATTCCTTAGCTGAATGCAGCCAATTATACACAACATTTTCATTTGATTTATAATATTCAAATACAAAACCTTTTTGTTGTAGATATTCGCCATAGCTAATTAAAAAGTCAACTACTTCTTGTTCTGTAGTTAACAAAGTGCCATATGGAATTTCTTTTATTTTTGTTTGAAATTGTGTACGTACTTCAACTGTTTTCCCACCTATTGTAGGCAAGCTATCTAGTTTTGCAAAAAAATCTAGATTAAATTCTGTTTCTCTATTTGTTGCGGTACATCTATAAAATGTATTATTATTACGCACAATCGTACCAGTGGTATATAAGTTGCCGCTTTGCCATTCAACATATGATTCACTTATACCACCTACGTTTATAGGATAATCACTACTACTAGCAATATGAGGAAAAATAGAAAAATATCCTTTTGCTTTGTTATATCCTTTTAATAAAAATCCTTCTTCAGTTCGTTGAATAATTACACCGCTATAGGAACATATATCAACAGGAGTGCTCTCATTGTAAACAATTTCGTAATCTTCTTCAGGTACAAAAACATTTCCTTTGTTTAGTGGTGTTCTGCTGTCAAGGATTAACTTTAATTTGCTTTTTTCTGTGTAACCTGCAAATTTAAATCCCATTTGATTAGTAATATTTTGCAAGTCATTTTTATAAAGATCGAAATTTTTCTTAATCATTTTTGAATAATTTGCAATATAATTTATTATACCACTAGTTGCAACATAATCATCGTCGATATTATTAGGAGGATACACTATGTCTTCTAACTGTAGTCTATTATTAGACGGTTTGTAAATTATATTTCCGCTTATATCTCTTATTTGATTATATCTATCAAATGCGGTTGCAAAAAATTCATTAGGTTTATTTAAACCATATGCTATAAGTAATGCAAACGGGTACTCGCTAGATCTACGCCAGGCTGCTTCAACTGGAGCACCATCTCCAAATACAAAAGGCTTTTCTATGTTATTAAAATTATAAGCACCTATCAAACCAATTTCTAATGGTTTTATTAAGTCGCCGTGCTCGTCAACAGGAAGTATATCAAATAAATTAGGCCTACTATATTTAGAATCGTAAATAGGTCTTTGATCAGGAACACGTATAATACCCTTTTGAATGTCTTCCCATAGTAAAAAATTATCTTTTGTGTAAGGCGCTGAACCGTAGGTATCTTTCCACCAAGTAGGCTCAATAGAAAATCCTAGCATTTCCCACGGAGCAATGTGAGGACGATCAGTATCGTAAAAGTATTTGAAAATTTCACGCCAAAAACCTGGTAATTTATTATATTCTATATCTGTACTATCACTATAATTGTAAGTAAAACTATTATCTCGTTCAAAAAAATCATGACTGTGATAGTCTTTGTTTATTAAATTTGTCCAAGCAATAAATTCAGGAGTAAGTGCTTTATTAACTAATTCAGAACTTAGAGAATCATTTCTGTAAAAGCTAGATTTAACTCTAGATATATCAAATAATTCAGCGTTATAAGTTACTTTTATATTATTAAAAATTCTTTTTTCTAATTCTATTAGTAGATCATCTCTATAATCATCATATGCTTTGGTTATAGATCCGTCGTGGCCTTGTATAACATTTACTGGTGTTTGTAATGTAGTATCTAAATAAATTTTTGGTTCAAAAAGAGGGTACAAACCTAATTTAGTAGGAGTGGGCGGAATATAATTACCATTTGTACTTTCATATTCGTAAATTGAAATTACATCTTGTGGTTGTTTACTAGCTGTAACTACTGCGTAGCCTTCGTTATTAAATGTATAATCAATTCCGTGCAATAATTGTACATCATTCAAATAAACTTGAACAGCTCTTGTTGAAGCATCTGCTAGTGTAAAGTTTTCAGCTAAAGGAAAATAAATTTCATCGCTATCTTCAATTTCGTGATCGGTTTTTATATTGCCACTGTATGGTACCATATCACTAAAATAGAAGTTATCATTTGAATTTTTATTACGAGAAAATTCTTCTAAAATTTTATCAACATGAGTTTTTGCATCACCGCTAATTCCTAAATTTTCGCTCAAGCTTAAAAATTCACGTTTGAATTTACTATACTCATTTTTAGCATAGCGTATAGCATCAACAAAATTAGCATTTTCATTTACAATGTGATACAGTGATAAATTTAAAGGAGCGCTATGTTGTAAAAAACGTCTACCATTTCTACCAATATCTGATATATCTCTTAGATTACTTGAACCGGGATATTGACCTATAAATTCTTCTGTATTTTCTACAATACTAGATACATGATCATTTACTTCTCCTAAAGTAAAAGTATCTAAATTTTGATTTTTAGGATTTCGTTCTAAGGAATACGGAAATTCATATTTTCCATTTTGATTTTTCTGTAAATCTGAGGTAGTTTTTATAACTATATTGTCGCCATACTCTAGCGCAGCAACAAAATTAATTCTTGCATATTCAGTTACGTCCGGCTCTACAGTATAGTCGGTACCTTTAATTAGAAGTTGATTATTTTTGAAAACATTAATATGTATATTTTCAATATTATTTGAACTATCATCATATACATCTATATAAACATTATTGAAAGATTCGTCATATACATATTGTCTAATAACAGGTTGTTTATATCCAGTAACTTTTTGCCATTGTGAAACATTCTTAAAATCTGTTCTATTTTTATATTTTCGTAAATAACCTTTGTTTACTTCGACAATTTGTTCGTTTTCATTTTCTATGTAGGTAAAAGTGCTCTGGCCATAATCGGACTCAAACACAATATCTCCTACATTATTAATATTTTGATATGTTAACGCAAAGCCTAATTCTAAATCTACTGTACTATTTCCTACCTTATATCCTATAATTCTATTACCCTTAAAGGTGGTAGATTCATAGTAATTGATATCTCCGAAGCTGTAGTTATTGCTATCGAACATATCAAACAACGGTGCTTGATTTCTTTGAATTTTTCTTTGACTAACAGTCCAAACATCGTTTGCAAAAGATAAAACTTTGCCTTTATATTCATTACCCCTTAACACTGCAACTGTCTCGTTTTCCAAGGCTTCAGTATCGTCAGTTTCAACTAAGGTAATTTGTCTTCTATTCGACACAATGGCATCATCTTCAATTGTACCATCATATGTAATAAATTTTACTGTATAAATTTTATTTTTTACAAATGGATCTGGGTCTGCAAGAAACAATATTCGCATTCCGTCTGCTAGATCTACACTATCTACGTTATATCCAATGCTTCCTTCAATAACAGAAAATACATCAACAGTAAAATCATCAACTAAATCGATATTTTGTTTTGCTTTTGTACCATGATTATATAATTTAATATTAGGGTCAAATTCAATAATCGGTCTGCTAGCCCTAAAATTTTGATCTAGCTCAACTATAGAATTATTTAGATCTGCCGATTGTTGAATAATATCTTTATGGAACCATCTATTATGCCTTGACCATATATTACCGTCTATAGATGATCTATTAATGGTTAAATAATCTTTTTGCGACGGATATCCAATCGCTGTATCAAACGGTTTAGAATCAAATTGTATACTGTCAAAGTTGACTTCTATATCAGGTGTATATTCTGAAGGTATATTAAGCGAATTTTCTTCTATAAGAGTAATGCTGTCACCAACTCCTTCGACATAGAATGTTTTATCTTTATAATATGTAGGTTCTACTTCACCTATAAATTTAATTTTCATTCCATTAGAAAATTCAACGCCGTTGCCTGATTTATAGTATTTCTTTTGTAAAATTTCTGCTTCTACGTCAACAAAAGCAGCTTCTTCAATATCTTTAATTTCAATACGTCCATTGATATTAATATCTTCTGTTGACACATACCATAAATCGTCTGGCGCATACTGACTAAGCTGTAAGGTTACTGTACCTTTTTCTAAGCCTTGTATATCTACGCCTTCGTATATTATAATAGATGAACTATCTAAGTCAAAATCTGACTGATCAGTTAATTTACTACGGAATACAATAGGAAAATTTGGTATATCAACATCAAATTTATATGTCATGCCTCTATATAATGTTAGAGTAGGATTGTTTGTTAATCCATCTGGTGTAAAAATATAAGAGTACGAATCTAAATTATCACCAAGTCTTACTTTTATAGTACTGTCAACTTCTACCGAGTTTCCGGCAATACTAATTGCTTGAGGCCCGCTAGGTAGCCAATAGTATTCTCTAAAATTAGCAAATTTATCCCAATTGATATTAGGGTTCCATGCATAAAATTCTTGCTGGGTTAATAAACCATAATCTTTGTTAGCAGAATTATAATTTGCAAATGCATTAGTATAATCATTAAAATCTTTATAGAATCTTGTATTGCCTAAATTATCTTTTATAATCGACGCAGGCTCAAACTTATAATCATTTCTCTTTTTAGAAACATCATCGAAGTATGTGTCATCTATATTATATGCTTTAGAATCTTTTCTCCCTACAAATCCATTAACTCTGTTAATTAAACCAGGAGATATAAACCTATCTAATGTTGCATTTAAAAATTTACTATTCTGTGGAGTTCTAAAAATTTTAGGTAAATGATCTCTACTACGTCTTTTAGAAGATCCGTTAACTGGCAAGTTAGGTTCATTTTGAAAATTATCGTAAGCCATTATTAGTATGAGCCTCCTGAATTATTGTTACTTGAACTAGATGAAGTATAATTTGTTGTTGAAGTTACATTTAAGGCAGTGCTTTGTACACCTACATTTACATCAGTAGTTGACGTAGTAATTAATCCGCTAGCTTGGATTTTAGTCGCTGTGATTTCATCTATAACTTCTAAATCTGTAATCTTTGCACCACTTACAAATATTTCATCTGATTCTGATTTTACTTCAAATAAGCTACCAAAAACTCTATTTGCATCGCTAGGAACGACAATAAATGTAACTATGTCAGGACTAAGTTGTTTCATTACATACGCACTCAATTCACTAAAATAGAATGTATCACCAAAATTCCAATTTTCTAATGCAAAAAATTCTTCAATTGCACTTAAACACTGTGATTTTATATCATTATCGTTGATTACAGATTCTGGATTTTTAACAATTTTAAATGTTGCTTGCAAGTCACTATCTGCTTTTGCACCAAAAATTATTTTGTACTTTACAGGATTATAAATTATTTCATCACTTACTGATTTGATAGAAGCAAGATTTGCATTGTAAGAAAGATATAGCTGATCAGTACTAGGAGGCAGGGGTTTTTCTGCTTCGTCTCTTAGATATCTTCTAAAACTTGTGTCATAAGATTGAGTAAGCACATATACATCTATTATGTTGCTTACACTCGGATCTAATCTTTTATCTTTATCTGCAGAATGCACATAATGGAATTTTAAATTATCTCTGCCAGAAACAGCTCGGTAGTCTGCTGTAACCTTTAGTGAATTTGATTCTTTGTTTAGAACTTCAAAATAATCCTCGTCTAGATAATAGAATATTTGTCCATCATCATACAAGCTAGTCGTTTGCACTGATGCCTTAGTTGGAAACGAAATAATTTCGTTGTTTGAATTAGGAAAATACAAATATTGTTCGCTTCCGTCAGCGTTCTGCTGTCTTTGTCTATATACAATTTTATTTTCACTGTTTACCTCGTCAGCAACAATTACTTCAAAAAGATCAGGATCATCAACTATTCCATCTTCGTCGCTATCAAAAAAAGTAATTTCCATTTTGCTACTATCAACATAACCATCTGTATCTCTATAACTTGCTAATACAGACCAATCATAATCAACAGTAAAAGCATCTGTAGAATCAGGTTTTGGATTGATACTCAAAACAGAAATTTTATCTTTTAATGTTTTGCCACTTGTTTTATTAAAAACTTTATCTGATGAATCAAAATAAAATCTAATTTCATTAGGACTTTCGAACAAGTACCTACATGCTCTATATGTTACTGTATAAGTATTGCCTTCTGGCTCAAACAATAACAGCCAACTACTATCTAATTGCCTGCTTGAATTATTCCCTGCTTGCTTCAAACTGAAGTCATTAAAAATATCCAAATTGTCAAGAGTAATTACTTCCCATTTTAAATTATTTGTATCATATCTTAAGCCAAAAGTTTGTCTTGCAAATGCTTGATTAACTATCTGTGTCTGTGTAGTAGTAAATAATTCATTAGACATTTTTGGAATGATTTGATCTAATATTGCACCTGTAGGAATTATATCAGATAATTTTACTGGTCCATTTCCGTTGTCTGTTAATTCTGTACCATTACCTTGGATACTGTATACTTTTGTCCAAAGATAAGTAACTGAATCTTTATGATCCGCTTCGCCGTCCATTAAAGCATTATTATTGCTTTTCATAAAATGCTTGCCTTCTGGTGCAACAAATTTTAACAAAGTATTAGGCTTAATAAGCTTTAATGTACTTGTAGTAAAATCTCCTAGCAATTGTAATTGGCCGCCAAGGTCATTAAAATAACCTGTATTTTGATTCGTACTACTAGATACACTTGTCCAAAAATTGTTAAAGTCATTTACTTTTATTTTTGTATATTCGCTGTAGTAAAAGTTTTGTAAATTTTTATTTGCTAGCACAGGCTGCACAACATTTATTATCGCACCGGCAATATCAGTTCTTGTTTGCCAGGAGAATTTTTCTTTAAATTGAAGTAATTCTTTTGTTAGAATACCATCATTACCGTATAAATTTGTTTTACTGTATTTTCCTGTACTGTCTAATAGATCAAAATATCTACTAATACCACTACTTATTCTGTTTACACTTTTAACTTTTACAATGTCCGGGTTCCTTGTAATAGGTGCTAACTGATAATCTTCAGCTGTAATCATTCTATTTTGTGTATAGTAATTTGCCGGAGCGTTAGTTTTTATACTTTCATTAGACTCAGAACTAGAACCATTGTTTATAGTATTAGGCAATTGGCATTGAATGTTAAGTGTCTCTTCTTTACCAAACTTACTTATGTACGGAATATTTAAACTAATAGCCGAAAGTTCTTCTGGATCTAAAGAGCCTACATCTGGACTAGATACTCTAAAATACGCTCTAAATTTTCCTAATGGAATATTACCAAAAGTTCCGTCTCCGAAAACCAAGCTAATTCTGTCTTCTAATCTAGTCAACACACTGAAAACATTTTTATCATTTTTATTTAAGTTATTATATATTACATTATTTCCTTCAGTAGAAACAACTTTTGTCCATTCTTCGTCTTCATTGTTTTGTGCATCTAACGAGTACAGCCAAACGTCTGATTCATTAACATTTGTATCGTTAATAGCTACTACTTGATTACTGTTACCTTCATTAAGTGTAAAATCTCCATTTATGAGTGTTCCTTGCCTAAAGTGCATAAAGTAACCTGTATTTTCACTTTGATTTCCTCTACCATCTGATCGATATAGAATTGCCAATTTGTTTCCGTTAAACGGAGCTTCTTCTACTATAGAACCATTTTCTATTCCAGTACTTACAATTTCGAAGGGTCTGTTTATGCCATTTATCGGACGGGTAAAAGGAAAAATAGGTAAACCTACATTTGCACTATTAAATCTATATTGTTGGGTTAAGATACCATTAATTGTTTCTTCTTGTAATGGATTACCTATACCAGCTTCATACGGAAGTGCTGCATTTAATATTCTTGTAAATTTACTTTTCCAGCCGACATCTTGGGAATCATTAAATCTAATATTTGTTCCGGATATATTTAAATTATTTTCATCTCTAACGTCTTCAGAAGTTGTTACTGAAATAATTTTTAATAGCCCGTTTACAGGTATTACACGTTTAGGTTGATAACTAAGAAGCCTAGCCAACCGTAGCACGCTTTCACGTCTTTCTGCTGTTTCAAGAAAGTTTTCTCGAGCGTTTAAATCTGTTCTAAACGAGAAATTCTGTCCTAAGAATGCTATTAAATCAATTAAAGCAATATATTCACTAGACTCAATATAATCATTAAAATCTTCAGGATAATTACGTCGCAAGTACGTAATCATTGTTCTTCGTAAATTATCAAAATCATAGGAAAGAAATTCAGCATTTCTAAAGCTTTGGTAGATGCGCTTCCAATCTTCGGCTACTAATAGCCTATTTTGCCGATCAGTATTAGACATGTATAAAAACCTTCAAATATATAAGGTATTTATGCTAATATAAAATGCGTACTAAACTTTTAATATGATCTTTGTTCTGAATAATCGTTTGTTGTAGGTATTAAATAACCAGCTCTATTATCAAATCTAAGCTGCAAATATTCTGATACATCGTAAGGAACATAGGTAATGTTACAGGTAATTTGAATGCCATGTTCGTAAGAATCTACAATTATTTTGTCAGCATTTACTCTAGGATCATAGTTTATAATTTCTGTAACATCTTCCGCAATAGCTTCTTTTAATCTATCTGTTAGTGGGTCAAACAACACATCCCATATAATTGTACCAAACTCAGGATCTGACAACTTTTCGCCCTGCCTTATATGAAAGTGATTAATAATATCTTGTCTAATGCATTCTAAATCAAAAACTTTAGTTGATCTTTTAGAAGGACTTGTAGTTGAAAAACCCTTATAACTTTGGGCAGGCAAACCATAACTTTGCTTCTTTGAAGTAGGTATAATAACTTCTTTGTATATCTTTTTTTCTATACGAGACATTATATAATTTTCCTATCTTTAATAATATATTCTCTACAGTCTATATGATCTGCTGACTGATAGCCTTCAGGTGGAATACTGAAGTTACTAGTTGTAACTTCTAATCCCGAATACCATAAATCGTGATCTTGTTGTTTTCCCCATGTAGTCAACGGAGGATGGAACAAATGATTATTCATTGACTCTTCATGTCGCCACGGATGCCCTGCAGGCATTCTTCCTAAATTTGTTTTTATTACAGTAAATGTAGGATCTTTGTAATATCCTTCGGGCCAATTTTCTGATTTTTCATATTTTTTAACTGGTTTTGTATTCCAACTACCACGACCACCTTGTTCGCCTTCACCCTTTTTGTTAGGTGTGTGCGAAACTAACGGCCATGTTTGATAGAATTCGTGCGGTCCTGTTGTACCTAATCGCGCTCTATTAATAACTGCTCCGACTTCGTCAGAGCCTGGTCCATCTTGTGGGCCGCCTGGAGCTTCGTCAGTGCACTCCTTTGCGCCTGTGCCTAGCTCCTTTTGTAACTTAGTTCCTATTAATTCAAGATACGGGCCTCTAAATTCATCTGTGCTCCATTTCTTAAGTTTTTCTACTATTCTACCGTTTTCGTCTGTTGTAATTTCGTTTTCGCCAGCCAGGTCATAATAAGATTTAGATCTGTTGTGGCCGCCTACATCATCAAAATCAGGTCCTTCAGGATGACAATATGCATCTATAGTTGAGGTTTTTCCTTCTAAATCTGGTTCAGTTTCTCCTAAGTTAGTTGGTTGGAACGGAAAACATTTTATAATAAAATTATCTTTTCTATTTTCCATATGAAACTGTAGATTTCCTTGATATAAATTATCTGCCCTAACTAAACTTGATCCTTTAAATGTTGAAATTCCAAAACCGTTAGTTGTTAGAATTTCCATTCTACCATCTTTAACTTCGAGAGCAAATTGGCGTTGACCTGCTCCTCTGTGCTTACCGTCAGAACCAAAACCTAAATCTTTTCTTTGTTCCATATAAAGCTTACGATGCGCAGAAAAGTTAATATCTTGTGCTTCTACATTTACTTGACATGCATGTAAATTAATTTGCGCTTGACCGTCTTCCTCAGGAGAACCTTCTTGGCTTTGGCTTGCCATGTGTATTCCATCTTTTGCAAACACATCTATTTTTCCATTAGGTGACATGTGAATCCAAGACATACCACTGCCGTGCATTATATGAATAAAGTCTTCTGAATTGTGCATGATAATTCTGTGACCCGTTCGTGTTGTAATACGAAATTGTTCATGTAGATAAGTGTCTTTTAAGTTAGAGTGATCTCCGTCCCATTGACTCTCTGCTTTTGAATTATAATCTGTAATATCAGGCTTTGTGCCTTTATAATCCCTATGTCCATCCCACGGATACCTTGAGCTAGTAAATCCTAACATCCCATCGTCCATAACAATGTTAGTTCCGCCCATACGCATTTTAGGTACAGGATTTACATCTTCCCCTACTTTTTGGTTAAAAACCTTGTTAGATCTAGGAGCATTATCCATTACAGCTGGCGGGCCTGGTGAACTCCACCCGTACACATTAGACGGAGTGTCTCTTCTAGCGCCGCTTGTTATTGCCGATGAAAACTCAAAATGGTCCATTGTACCTGCAAAAATTTCTCTATCTTCTCTAGTTTGCATTCCCCAAAGAGTTTTTATCTCATTATTTTTACCTCGCTTTTTACGATCAACAGCAGCATCCCACTCAGCAATAGCAGCAGCATCATCAGGACCCGAAAATGCTCGTGATGGTCCTACGTCTTTTTTGTTAAAATTAGACTCAAGGTTGTTAAACAAATTTTGATTCATATATTCGTCATGCATGTAGCCAACTATGAATCCTTCGCCGTCACCGCCTTCAGCAACTACAACCACGCACAATACACCTACGTCAGGCGGTACTGCCCAAAATCCATATGATGTTTGTGATTCTGCATAGGTACTTTGCTTTCCGCTAGCGGTATAATTAGTTTGGCCTGCAAAAGGTGAAGTATATCTTGCAATAATAGTTTGAGTGTCGTCGCCTGCTGTTGTACCTTGCTTACTGTTAGGTAAAATTTCTACTTCGCAATAACCCATTCTCTGCGGATCGATATTATTTGCAACTCGACCAATATATATACCCGTACTTGTTCCAGCGCCGCCGGCCATAGAAGTACGTGTATTGCGGGTTACACCTGATGTTCCTTGATTTAATTCTGGTCTCATTTACTGTTATTCCCTGTATTCTTTTACATCTGATATTAATTCGCCGCCTGGTTCATACATTGGAGTACTGGTGCCTTCGCCTTGCTGTCTGTAACGAATACAGCTAAGTGTTTGTTTAAATCCTTCTGATTTTGTAAATGTACTCTGCACTTTTACTACCTGATAGAATCCTGTAAATCTGTACTGTCCGGGTGTTGTCCACGGAACACCTAAATCATAAGGTGTTTCAAAGTTTATTTGAATATCCGCTTCGCTGTTTATATATTCAAGATCTCCGTCTTTTGTTAAATTTCCGTCGCTGCCAGCAATATAATTGCCGCATCCGTTTGACTGCAAATAAACTGGATCGCCGTGTATATCCATTTCTATGTTTAGCAAATCAATATCTGAATTCATTAATATGTTGTGCCAGTCTCTGTTAGCTATAGATTCTGTATGTTTAGGTGTACCTATAGTCATTTTAGATCTTTGCGGAAGACTTTGAGTTTGCGTTATTTCGTCTGGAGAGCTAGGTGGCGAGCCTATTACTGATTTCATTAATACATCTGCACCTTTAGGGTGTTGCAATCCTGGTGTACCTAATGCGGCTGTTGCTTCGTTGTGTCCCATATCTGACGTAATCGGCGCAAAGAATGAATAGTTAAAATCTAAATCTAATTTAAGAACATCATTATTTAAGCCAGTGTAAATATAATTATAAATCCTAGCAGGAGATCCTCCCCCTTTGCCTATACTTCCGGGCGCTGCAAATCTGTTTAATGCTGCTTTGTGTTCAATAACCCTATAGATATATGTTTTAGCAGTACGCCCGCTTTCAGGTTCTTTAGCACTGCTTTCTGCTAACACAAAGCACTGTATTTTATACCAATTAACTTTGTTATTTTCATCAGGTTTGCCGTTGACTCCTTCGTTTCGACCGTATTCACTGGCTAAAATTAGTTCTTCTAATATATCAATAATTCTATTACCTGTTTCGCACTTAATACTGAAAGAATCATGATCTAATAAATTAAATCTATTTTGAAAAATGTCGTAATTTTCATCAGTTCGTGTATTGCGAACAGGTCCCATTTTATTGATTTTTCTATCAAAAGGTGTTTTGCTTAATGTCGACTCACCTATCTTATTGCAGTTATCTTTATAAAAACTATAAATTACAGGACCTCTTGAATTAGTACCTTTGTTACCGCTGAGATTGTATTGTTTATTTTGTGCTACCCAATCATCAAACGCTTTATAAGCTTGTGCATCTCCTGTTGAATTTTCAGCAGCGCTTAAACTTCCAATACCTCTTTCTTTATCCCAATCTTCTAACCAATTTACTGCAAATTCAGCCGCGCCCGGCGACGAAAGTGCTGTTAATACTGCTGATTCTTCAGCACTCGTTTTTGTATCAGGAAATACTATGTAATATTAATCGCCTTCAGCAATCAAACCTTTTTCTTGTTTTTTCAATTCTTGGGAATTTAGCAAAGCAGTTAAACTATTTTGTCCATAAAAACAGATATCTTTAAGTTTGTCTCCAACAAGTGTACCATTGGTCTTAAGAGTAGCGTTTTCATCATTCCATGCTTGATCATTCCATGCTATTGCTTGACACTGATACATTGTGCCGCCCTCGGTATATTTAAATTTTGCGTTAATTAATTTTACAACAAAATTAAATGGTCCTACAGTGCCCGGGCGACCTTGATCGTCCCAGCCGTCGAACTTCAATCCTAGCATCCAGCCAGCATCTGAATAATTAGCCCAACCTTGCGCCCTTGCTGCTTTGTCTAAATCTTCAATGAAATTACCTAAACTATATGGTTCAAATATGTCAAAATCAAAACTTATAGAATGAGTGTTTCTTATGTGTGCATTTGGCGCAGCAAGCCCTTGAATTCGCATAGAATCAAAGTGATAATCACTCGCTCCCATGTCAACAGCTACTGGTATACCTGCTTTAAATTGCCCTTTTATCGAATCAGGAAAATTTGTCTGTCCTTTAGACAAACAACATAAAGACCACATCCAAGAATAAGAAGCAAATTTATGTAATGGATTTTTTCCGCCAGCAGTTGCACCTGTGCCGCCGCCATTTGGTGTTGGATTTTTATTTCCGCCGGCGCCTGCTGCTCTATTGGGCTCACGAAGATAAAAGAAATCATCAGGAGATAAAGGATTATCTACCCATGTACGCCAGCTAGTATCGCTTACCGGAGTATCTGTGTTTTCTCTTGTGCTTTCTCCGCCGTTAGCAAGTGTTGCATCAGTATTAAAAGTAGGCATTACAGCAGTTCCTTTAAATATTTTGCTTGAGGCAAATATATTTCTACACCAGCTTCGAGATCATAAACAGGGTCTCTAATAACATTTAGATTTCTTTGTGCAAAAACCCACCATAAAGCTCGTTCTTTATACAAATCATATGCTAACAAATCCGGCCTATGTGTATATTGAGGTTCTATTTTGTAAAGCACATCGTTTGCTCTTGCTGGTACTGGCCTAATTTTTAAAATATCTAAATACAAATCATTTTTTATATCGGTTTTAAAATAAGGACTAGCTCTGCTATAGTCCGGTGAGTCATATTTTGTAGTCATTATAAGAATCCATCTAATGCGCCAGCAGCAAAACCTTGTAGACTAAATGTTTGAGACTTGCCTCTACTAATAGCAATCTGCATATTAGCTGTTATTTCACATTTTGTAGGAGCGTAAGCGCCTACACTAGATTGTATGTAATCAACATCTGCAGGCAAACTTATGTTCCATTGCTTTACTACAACTGGCACATTAGGAAGCACATGTCTTCCATAACCAGTTAAAGTTACAACCGGAGGAGGCGAACCTTGGAATGCACTGTTTGCATATGCACTTTTAGTTACTGTTTTGAGGTATTGTTGTGCAGCAATTATGTAATCTGCTTCTCTTTCTGTTTGACAAGTAAACGTTCCTGAAATACTAATATCACTTACACCGCTGTTTTGGTAAACAACGTATGGGTATAATGCATGTGTAGGTGTTTGTTCTGAGTAAGCAGCAAATGTACCTAATGAAACTGTAGGAGTATACGGCCAAATTAACCCATTTGTACGAGCAATACTACGATGCAACGGTCCAAAACTTATTCCTGGTGGTATACTTAATCTCACTCGCCAATCCTGAGCACCGGTTGCTTTCCAACTAGCAGTTTGAAGCGTTATTGGTGTTGGATTTGCTCCTTCGGGAATATTTCTTGACCGTAATTGACTGTTGAAAAATTTTCTTTCGTACGTTTCATTGTCAACAAATTCGTCAAGTCTATTCGTATTATCACCAGTTATCGTAGAACTACCTAAAACTGCATCATTTGTTGCCGTAGGATCAAATGAACTTCTACTTTGACTATCTTGTGTTGGATTTTCTACAAATGGTAATGCCATATTTGCTTCCTAAATAAAATTTTATACATTATTTAGTTGACAAAATTGTGCGTACATTATATTATAAATATTATTTTATGGAATTTTAATGAAAAGATATAATTACCTAAACAACAAAGATATTTTACTAGAAATACACAAATCAAAAAATACATTTTGCAGTTATGTTGACGATGATTATCATCAATATGATATTATTATACCAATGCCTACACCGTATTCTACTCTAGACGAAACTTTGCAAAAAATAAACATTAGAACTGTAGCAGAAGCTAAACGTAATAAAGCAAAAAGATTACAACATCAAGATTACGACCGGCGAAAAGCAGCAGGCGAAAAGATAAAACTAGCCGAATGCGAAGTTAATTATAAAAAGATTGATAAAAAAGATCTTATTTTTAGAGTTATGACTTTTGATCATATCCCAGAAGAAATTGGCAGAAAGAAAACTCCTAAGTCTCTAGCTGACACAAAAACTAAACTAAATTTTCCTGCTTTTCAACATTTTAAATTTAACGAAAATGACGAATTAGAATGTATAGGCAAAAGTCATTGGCAAGGCGGCATGGAAAATGGTTATTTTGACAAGCAAAGCGGCAAAGTTACCAATAAACTTGCTCATATGTGGATGAAATTGTGCGAAAGATATTCTACTAGAGGTAACGTTAGGGGATATACTTATAACGACGAAATGAAAGGGCAAGCTATATTACAGCTTACCCAAATAGGACTACAGTTTGATGAATCTAAGAGTCAAAATCCATTTGCATATTACACAGCAGCAGTTACAAATAGTTTTGTACGGGTTATAAATTTAGAAAAACGTAATCAAAATATTAGAGACGACATTTTAGAAATGAATAATATGAATCCTAGTTATACAAGACAAAGTCAACGTGACTGGGATGCTTCAAATTAATAACATACGAGGAAAAATTGTTTAAAAAAGCAGCAATCTTCACAGATATTCACCTTGGCTTAAAAAGCAACAGTAAAATACATAATACCGACTGCGAAGAATTTGTAGATTGGTTTATAGAACAAGCAAAAGAAAATAATTGCGAAACTGCAATATTTTGTGGCGACTGGCATCATAATCGTAGCAGCGTTAATATCGGTACACTCGATTATACTGTACGTTGTTTAGAAAAATTAGGCAAAAGTTTTGAAAATTTCTACATGTTTGTAGGTAATCACGACTTATATTACAAAGATAGACGTGATGTGAGTTCAACTAACTTTGCTAGGCATATTCCAGGCGTTACAGTTATTGATGAATTTACTGAAATTGAAGATGTTGCATTTGTACCTTGGCTAGTTGATAACGAATGGAAAAAAATTGAACAATCAAAGTCTAAATATATGTTTGGTCACTTTGAATTGCCGACATTTTTAATGAATGCTCATGTTCAAATGCCAGAACATGGTGATCTAAGAGCATCTCATTTTGTTAATCAGAAGTAT